AACATTAATAAATTATGTATCAGATGTTGTAAATGCAGGTGATAAGGCAATGCTAACACTAAGGCACGCTCTTAGACAGAAGATTGATTACGCTATATTAGATGCTGAGAGACATAATCAAGCTATAGCAGCTAAAGGTTTTATTGTAAATGCTGTAATGGATTTAAATAAGTCCTTAGCAGATTTAAGAGCAAAGAGGGATGAAGGTAACTTAGACCTATCAGATAAGGAGTTTAAATTAGGATATCCGGAGAAATTTTCAAAGGATGAAAAATATAAAGTTAATAAGTATTTTAAAGATTGGTACAACGAGGAAACAGATGGTGTAAATATTTGCCCTTACTCAACAATAGGTGAGACAATAATTTTACAAGATTTACATATAACCCTTCCACAAGTACCTAAGGATAAAACAGAAATACTTTTCCACGACCTCCCTAAAAAAGAGCAGTATTGGAGAAGGCAGGATGTTCACGAAGCTATAAACCCTGATAACGTTGAGCTTTGGGATGATTATATAAAAGAGGAATATAGAAGGAGAAGGGAAGGTCTTTGGTTTTATAATAACGGTGTTCCTGTATATATAACAGGGCATCACTACTTTGCATTACAGTGGTGTACGATGTTAGATAATGGTGGTCTTATGGACTTCCGTTACGCACAATTGAATATGTTTTATCACATACAAGCTTGTATTGTAGATAAAAGATGCCTAGGTCAGTTATTTGTAAAGTCTAGACGTACAGGGTTTACATATGCAGTATTAGCAGTTCTGCTTAATCAATCAACTACTACGGGTAATGGAAAGTATGGTATGACATCTAAATCAGGGGATGACGTTCAAGAAGCATTTGATAAATTCTCTTATATGTTCTTGTCTTTACCATTCTATTTTAGACCTGTTGTGAGAGGTAAAGAGGATAGCCCTAATGAGCTTTTCTTTGGCAAACCATCTAACAACTCCAAGGAAGCTAAAAAAGCTCGTAATACAGGTGTAAAAGACTATTTAAACACTAATGTAGACCATAGACCAACAAAGAATGATTCTTATGACTCTGTTAAGTTAGATGGGTATTTAGGTGATGAGGCAGCAAAATGGATGAAACCTCATGATTATATTGTCCATTTAGGTATGGTAGCACCTACTATGATGCCAAACGGTAGGGTAGTTGGTAAAGCTTACATAGGTTCAACAATGGGTTCAAGAGCAAAAGGTGGTGACCAATATGTAGAATTAATATACGGTTCTATGGTTAAGGATAGAAACGAGATTACACAAAAGACTTCAACAGGTCTTTACATGTATTTTCTACCTGCACAAGACAACATGGAAGCTTATACAGACAAGTATGGTTTCTGTCACACTGAGAAGCCTAAGAACAAAACATACAACATTCATGGTGAGTTAATTATAAGAGGTTCTATTGAGTACCTTTTAGCAGTAGAAGACCAAAAGAAGAAACAATCAGATAAAGCACTTAATGAGCAGTTAAGGACTTACCCAAGGACTCTAGAGCACGCATTAAGAGATGAAGACTCTCAATGTGTATTTAATATAAATAAGTTATATGAGCAGATAGACGAGAATGATAGAACACCAAATGAAACTCTTTATACAACAGGAAACTTTAGGTGGAAGGATAATATCCCTGATGGAGACGTAGAGTTCTACCCTAATGATAAAGGTAGGTTTAAGATATCTTGGTTACCTTCAAAAGTAGATGATACAGAGCATTTAAGAAATAATGTTAAGAAGGTTGGTGAATTATATTTTCCTTTAAATCTAGAGTGTGTAAGATTTGGGTGTGACCCTTTTTCATTAAAATCAACACATGGTAAAGGCTCTAAAGGAGGTCTTCATGGCAAGACTATAATTAATCCGGAAGGTGGAGCTCCCTCAAATAAGTTTGTATTAGAGTATCTAGCTAGACCTGCAGATGAGACAGTATTCTTTGAGGATGTAATAATGTGTTGTAGGTTCTATGGAGCACCTATATTAGTAGAATCTAACAGAATAGATTTACTAAGACATATGAGAAATAGGGGTTATAGAGGGTTTGCAATGGATAGATTAGATAGACCTAAAAATAAATTAAATCCTAATGAAAAGGAGTATGGTGGTCAGGTAATGTCAGGTAAAGATATACTAGATTCACATATGAATGCTATAGGTTTATGGGTTGAGCAGTATGTAGGTATATACAACGATGCTGAAAAGCTTGTAAGACCTATTGGAGAGATGGGTGATATGCCATTCCAAGAAACATTAAAAGATTGGTTATCATTTAACCCCGATAAAAGAACAGAATATGATGCAACAATATCTAGTGGGTTAGCTATAATGGCTTGTCATACTGAGAGATATAGGGGAACTAAAGAACCACCAAAAAGAACACACGTAAAATCACTTCTTAAAAAATATAATAATAAGGGTTCAGTAAGCTCACAAGTAATAAAGAAAATTAGTAATTATGCAAAATAAAAAGTTGTTAAATAAAACATCTTACCCTAATCCACTTGCTCCGGATGAGGAAAAAATACAGGATGAGTATGGGCTTAAAATGGGTAAAGCCATTGAATATGAATGGTGGAATAGACCGGAAGAAGGTAATTCTAACTTTTATGATAAGAGGGATATCTACCATAATTTAAGGCTATATGCTAGAGGTGAGCAAGATACTAAATTATATAAGGATTTAATTACCGGAGGTGATGAAGAATCTTATAGCAATTATGATTGGAGACCTCTTCAAATTATACCTAAGTTTGTAAAGCTTCTATCTAATCAAATGACAGAAAGATTGTTTGACATAAAGGCAGATGCTGTGGATAAGTTTTCAACAGATTTAAAAGATGACTACAAAAATAATTTACAAAATCTAATGGATACACTTCCTGTAATGAAAGCTGCAGAAAGAGAATTAGGAGTAAACGTAGTGCCTGATGGTTTAGAGGATAGCATACCTGATAATGAAGAGGAATTAGATTTATTTATGAAGCTTAAGTACAAACCTGCTATAGAAATTGCAGCAGAGGAAGCCCTTAAGTTTACTTTAGATTTAAATGATTATGATGAGACACAAGCTAGAGTTATAGAGGATATAGCTACTTTAGGTATCGGTGGTATAAAACATAAGACAGACCCTACAAAAGGTATAATTGTGAATTGGGTAGACCCTGCAGATTGTGTTTATTCATTTCCTAAACATAGAAACTTTAAGGATGTACACTACTACGGAGAGGCAGAAAGAATAACAGTAAATGAGCTAAAGAGGATATCTAATGGAAAATTCACTGATGAGCAACTTCTAGATATTGTAAAAGGCACTTCTGAGTGGAATAAGTACCATAACACAGGTAATACAACTAGCTACAAAGAAGATAACTTAGGTGGTGTAATGGTAGATATACTTAATTTTACATTTAAATCTACTAAGACATTATCTTATAAGAAAAAATATCAAGCTAATGGTGGTTTTAAAATGACTAAGAAAGAAAGTACATTTACAAAACCTAATGGTGGGTATGAGGGCTATGATGTAGCTAAGAAGGTTATTGATGTGTGGTACGAAGGAGTATTAATTTTAGGTACTGAGTATATATTCAACTACAAGTTATGTGAGAATATGATTAGACCTAAAGGTAACCTAAATAAAACATTACCTAACTACTTATTCTATGCACCTGATTTATATCAAAATAGAACTAAGAGTTTAGTTGGTAACATCATACCTTACGTAGACCAAATGCAACAGATACACATTAAGATTCAACAGCTTATAGCTAAGGCTAGACCTAATGGTGTGTTTATAGATGTTGATGGTTTATCTGAGATAGCATTAGGGGATGGTAGTTTCTTAACACCACTAGAGGTTATTAAGATTTATGATGAAACAGGTAACGTATTAGGTACTTCTAAGGATTATTCCGGAGAATATAACTATGGTAAAGAACCAATAAGAGAGCTTAAAAATGGTATAGTAGATGGTTTAGATAGGTTAATAAGTGCTTATAATCACTATCTTAACTTATTAAGAGATGCTATAGGTATGGCACAAGGAACAGATGCTTCTGCACCACACCCAAAAATGGCTGTAGGTGTACAGGAACAACTAGCTTCAAGTTCAAATACAGCAACTCGTCATATACTAGATGCTGTACTTAATATGACAGAGAGGTTGGGAGAAAGTTTATCACTAAGGTTAACAGATATTTTTGAGTACTCTGATTTAAAAAAGGCTTACATAAATGCTATTGGTAGAATTAATATGCAAACGCTTGAGGCTCTTAAGCAATATCACTTACATGACTTAGGTATTATAATTGAATTAAAACCTGATGCTCAAGAAAAACAATTCCTAGAACAAAACATACAAGCTGCCTTAGGAAAGGATTTAATTACACTGGATGATGCAATAGATGTTAGAACTATTTCAAACATTAAATTAGCTAATCAATTACTTAAGACTAGAAGAGCTAAACGAGAGAAATTAAGAAATGAGGCAGAGCTTGCTAAGATTGAGAAGAATAATGAAGGTCAACTAAAGTTACAACAATCTGCAGCACAAGCTAAACAACAAGAACTACAAGCTGAGATGCAAGCTAAGCTAGCTGAAATTCAAGCTAAGACTCAAGGTAAAATTCAAGAGATTGGTGCAGAAGAGCAAGCTAAGATGAGGTTAATGGAAAAAGAATTTCAATATAACATGACGCTAAGAGGAGCTGAGCAAGATGTTCTTAACCAACATAAGCAGTATGATAACGATAGAAAAGATGCTAGACAGAGAGAGCAAAACACTGCTTCATCTAAGATAGCTGAACAGAAGCAGTTTAACAAGCCTGCTATGAATTTTGAATCTGCAGAGGATACAATATCAGGAAGTATTGGTATGGAAGATGTAGATGTTAAGTAAAAACAGACCATACAAAAAATTTTGTATATTTGCAACATAAATTAGTTAAATAAAATATAAAACATATTATGAAGATAGGAGGATATAAAAACAATCCTAACTCAGCTCAAGAAATTGATTTGAGTCCGGAAGTTCAAAATACAGGCACAGATACTGAAACAAGTGCACAAGCATCAACTGCAGTAGAAAAACAAGTGCAAGAACCTGCTAGTCAACCTGAGATTCAAGATACCTCATTAGAGATTCAAGAGACAGGGCAATTTGACAAACCAATAGAAACTGAAACTACCAAGAAGGTAGAAGATGATAAAAGTTCTTTGAATACCCAAGAAAAACCTGCAGCTACCACTAAAGAAGTAGAGGCTAAAGAGGTTGATAAAAAAGTAGAGATTAGCGATGAGCAATACCTTAAATACTTAAGCGAGAAGCTAGGTAGAGAGGTTAAAAGCTTAGATGACCTAAAGACTGCTGAAATTAAAAACCCCTTAGATGCCGACCCTTATTTAAAACAACTAGCTGAATGGAGAGATAAAACAGGCAGACCTATTGAAGATTGGATAAAGTTCCAAAAGGATTACACTAAGGTGTCCGATGCTGATGTTGCAAGAGAGTTTCTGCAATTACAATATCCGGAATTAACATCTGAGGAAATTGATTTTGAGCTTAACCGTAAATATATTTCATCTGAGGATGACTTCAATGAAGACAAGACACTTAAGAATCTAGAGCTTAAAAAACTTGCATCAAAAGGTCGTAAAGAGTTACAAAAATTAGTTTCTGATTTAGGTAGCCCTAACCCTGTAAATTACACTCCTGAGGTTCAAAAGGATTTAGAATTAGCTAAGAGTTATAAAGAAAGCGTAGAGAAAAATAAGTTGTCAACGAAAGTTTATACTGAAAATATTGTCGCTAAAGCCTCCGAGTTAAAATCTATTAAACTAGATTTAGCAGAGGGTGTATCGCTTGACTATAAATTGCCGGAAGGCTCTGATAAGAGTTTGGTAGATATTATTCAAAATGCACCTCATTGGACAAATGAGGATGGAAGTTGGAATCACCAAAGTATTGTCAGAGATACTGCAATCATATCTAACTTTGAGAATATGCTAAAGATTGCTTACGAGCAAGGTAAAAACTCAGGAGTAGATGGTGTGATTAAGGAGGCTAAGAATACAACATTGGATAACAGGTCTACATCAGATTCTGCTTTACCAAACCAATCAAAAGGTATTCAAATTGAAGGTCTTGAAAACTATTTAGGTAATAGAGGAATGAAAATCGGTAGAAGATAAAAAAGTTCAAAAACAACAATATAAATTTTTAAAAAATGGCATTAAACGCAACACCAAGTGCGAAGGTAACACCAACTTCAACAAAGGCAGTACTTAAAACTAACTACATCTCTTTGTTTGACTACACAAGTCAAGAAGCTCCGGAAACTCATGACGAAATCGCTACCATCTATGGTAAGCAGTCTGTATCCGGTATGCTTTACATGTTAGGTGCAGAATCAGGATTCGCATCAGATAAATATATTTGGACTGAGGAAGGTCGTTTACACACAGTGTACAATGATGTAACTCGCTCAGGGAGTGTGTTCACAAAAGCAGGACACGTATTTAGATTAAATGAAACAGTTCACATCTCAGATGCAACTGTAAAACGTAGAGGTATCATTACAGCAATTGATGATGCAGCAGGTACTTTCACAGTAGCTCCTTACAAATCAGCAGGTTTTACTGCTTTAGGAACTTCTGCATTAACAGTATTTGTTGATGGTTCTGAATACCGTAAAGGTACTAATGGAGCTCAAGGTTCATTAGAAACTGATTTCACAATCTTAGACAACAAGCCAATCATCTTGAAAGATAAGTATGAAGTTAATGGTTCAGATGCTACTCAAATTGGATGGGTTAAAACATCTAATGGTGGGTACTTATGGTACTTAGAGTCTGAAAAAGACACAAGACGTAGATGGGAAGATAGATTAGAAACAGCACTTATCTTAGGAGAAAGAGCTGAGAATGGTTCAGATGCTCAGTCTGCAGGTTATGATGGTACAGAAGGTTTCTTCGAAGCTGTTCGTGATAGAGGTAATACTTACCAAGGAATCATGAGTGACCTTGCTGATGTTGATACAGTTGTAAAACGTTTCGATGCTCAAGGTAAGATTCAAGATTACATGTTCTACGTAGATAGAGACCAATCTTTAGCTATTGACAACTTGTTAGGTACTTTAAATGCAGGTCATGCTGATGGTATATCTTACGGTATGTTTGATAACAAAAAGGATATGTCTGTAAACTTAGGTTTCAAAGGTTTCACTAGAGGTTCTTACAACTTCTTTAAAACTGATTGGAAGTTACTTAATGACCCTACTCTTTTAGGAGCAGTAGCTGCAGCAGCAGGTAAAATTCGTGGAGCTTTAATTCCTGTAGGAACTAAAGAAGTTTACGAAGGTGAGTACAACGGTAAGGGTAGTGGTGAGAAAATCACAGTACCATTCTTACAACAAAAGTACAGAGTAGCCGGAGCAGAAAACAGAAAGTACAAAACTTGGGTAACAGGTACTGTTGGAGGTGTTTACACTGATGACGAAGATGTTATGAAAGTTCACCACTTATCAGAAAGAATGCTTTGTACTACAGGTGCAAACAACTTTATGCTTTTCGAAGGAGCATAATAGTAATATTAATACTAATAGGGAGAGGAGATAAGTCTTCTCCCTATTTTTTTTTACACTAAAATTTTAATTTAATATAGAATATAATGGCAAAGGCAACTACAGCAGCTTCTAAAACTGCAACAAAATCAACACCTAAATTTACAGCTAAGGAATATCGTTTAGCTGATGACCGTTCCGGTCTAACGTTTATCTTAAAGACAGGTAAACAAAAAAACTTATTAATATTTGATGAGGATAAAGGGATTAGCAGACCAATCAGGCACTGTCCTAATGAAAAAACTATCTTCGCAGATGAACAATCAAATTTTGCTTTAGTAGAACCTATCATATTCACACATGGATACCTAGAGGTATCTCGTGAGTCTCAGATAACACAGAAGTTTTTAGATTCACACCCTGATAATGTAATCAATGGTGGTGTATGGTTTGAAGAGGTAAATGATGAAAAAGAGGCAGAAGCTGATTTAAAAATTGATGACTTAAAAATAGATTTATACAACGCAGTTCGTAAGAAATTAAATGAACAAGATGGTGTGTATGAGCTAGAGGCAGTAGTAGCTGTTTTAGAAAACTCAGTAGCAGAGGCATCAGGAATGTCTCCTCAATCTTTAAAAAGACGTATCTACCAAGAGATAGAGTCAAATCCTTTATACTTTGCAGATGATAACTATAATGTTACCATCTTTGAGGATGATTATATAAACAGAAAGTATTTTGTACTTCGTGCTATAAAAGAGGCTATCATTAAGAAATCTCCAAATGATAAATCAATGGTTTGGGTAAAGGATAATAAAATGATTGTTACAGCACCTAGAGGTTTAGAGTTAGTTGAGCACTTCGCTGACTTCTTAGGTACAGAGGAAGGAATGTTAGTAGCTGAGGAAATAAAAAGACGTAGCTAAGATATCTTATTAACCAAGAGTTAAAAAAGAAATGAAGACCCTACAATTATTTGTGGGGTTTTTTGCTGCTTCCTAATTTTTAGTATCTTTGTAACACTTAAAACATAAATAATGATAGATACAATTTATAAGGTATTGCTAACAATACTTAATAAGGAAAACCAAGGATATATATCACCCGAAGAGTTTAACCTGTTAGCAATCAACGTGCAAAACGAAATTTTTAGGTCTTATTTTAATGATGAGAACCAAGCTAAAAATAAAGCAAATAGAGGTCTTACAAACAGGGGTTATGGTAACCAAGCATTCCATATTAGACAGGATATTGGAAAATTTGCTGTATCAGCTGACATAGCTGTTGCTGCAGGTTTACTAACATTACCATCAAATCTATACAAGCTAGAGGATAGAGGTATAACAACTAGTAGTGGAATACCTGTTGATGAGGCTGAGAGGGGTACTATCTCAACATTATTAAGAACAGAGTCAGCACCTACAGAGCTTTACCCTGTTTTTGAAAACAATGGTAATACATTAAAAATATATCCAAATACAATAGATAATGTAAATGTTAGGTACATAAGAAAACCTTTAGACCCTAAGTGGACTTACACAATAGTGGCTAATAAAGAGATGTATAACCCTTTTAATGGGTCTTTTCAAGATTTTGAGTTAGATTATTCAGAGTTTTCAAATATAGTTCTTAGAATGCTTTCTTTGTTTGGTCTTAATTTAAGAGAGGTAGAGGTAGTACAAGTAGCAGAAGGATTAAAGGATAAGATGAATTTAAAAGATAACTAATAATGCCAATAAATATTATACCATCAGCAGATTACTATGCAGATGAAACTCTTCATGGTAACTACCAATTTATAACATTAGAGGATGTTGTAAACAATTATATAATGTCAGGGCAGGATGATGATTTTACATCAAATGTCTCTAGACACCAAGTGCTTTTTCAAGCACGTAGAGCCTTTAGAGAGTTGTACTACGACATGGCACAAGAAATAAAAGGAATAGCTTTAGAGTTAAGCCCTCAGCTTACTATAACACTTCCCCCTGATTTTGTAAATTACGTAAGAATTTCCTTCGTTGGAAGTGATGGATTATTAAAACCTATGGCTGCTAATGATAAGATAAATATTGCTAAAGATTACTTACAATCACATGATTATGAGATTTTATTTAGTGCGGAGGGTTGTGCATTAGAATCACAAAAACCCTCTGTAGTAGAGCCTATGTACTCGTGGCAGTTTTCAGAGGCTCAAGTATTTCAACCGAACAAAAACCTAGCTAATAAATTTGCTAATGGTTCGTATATTATTGATAGAAACAGCGGTTTAATTAGGTTTGGTTCTGAGGTATTTGGAAAGACCGTTGTTTTAGAGTATATATCAGATGGTTTATACACAGGTTGTGAAGGCAGGGATGAGGCTGATTTAAGGATACATAAGTTTGCCGAGGACGCTGTATACAGTTGGATGTATTGGAAGCTAATAGAGAGGCGTAGAAATGTGCCCGCAAATGCTAAAATGATAGCTAGGAAAGAGTGGTTCAATAGCAGAAGAATAGCTAAAAAAAGAATGAGTACCATTAGACCGGATGAATTAAGACAGATATTCAAAGGCTCTAACAGATGGATTAAAGGGGTCTAAGTTTAGAAATTGACCAAAAACTAAAATAAGAATTAAATTAAATTAAGTATTTTATGAAAATGTTAAATAGCAACGTATGTTGTAAAAATCTAGACGAGGTAGTACAAAAGGTAGGTAACGTAATTATACCTTCAAAGAATAAGGCTTATAAAAGACTTGAAGTTGTTGAGTCCGGAGATGAATCTGTTTCTGCAGGGGATATTATATACGTTAGGATTACATCGGGATATGAGGTAGACGTAGAGAAGGATAAATATACAGTAGTAAACGCTAGCGAAATTATATTAATATTATAAGAATATGAA